GGTATTTTATAGATGGACACGGCCACCCTAACCGGTTTTAACTGTTTAATCATCCTTTGATGATATGCAAGGGCATCCACAGGACCATTCATCATGAGCATCCCATGAATATTATCAATAATCATTTTTTCCGTATCATCCTCTTTTAACCAAACGGTCCTAATATAAGGTATGGAGCGAATATGGTAAATTGGCGTTATATCCGAATATGGTAAAAATATTATCATATTACATGCCAGAACTAATTCTTCCAACTCTTCCTCCAATATCCTGATCGGATGATCATTAAAATGATGTTCTCCATAAATCATAAAATTATATTTTTGGAACCTGGACATGATCATTTTCATGATTCTAGTGTTCCTCGTATAATAGTCGTCCGAAGAATAGTTGTACAATAGTATATAGTTCCTTTTTTTAACAGTAGCAAAATTAAAATTAATAGGATAAATTACTTTTGTGGGATATTTCCTATAAAGCCAATAATATATTTTCATATCTTCGGGAAAATAATACTGATTTATGGTAGGTGGATTACAATTTTGATATATTTTATCTACATAAATATACTCTGTTATCCGGTCCAAATTTTTAAGATTGCCCAAATCATTATACGATAAAAGTATAATATTTTCGTTAGGATCTATATTCTCCGGCATCCGGTCCAAAGGTATTAATAATTTATTTTTCAGAATCCTAAAAAATGGTAAATTTTTTGAAATATAAATTTTAGAATAATGACTGTATTTTTGCCATAAATATTCTATTGGAATAGTTTTATCATATTGATGATAGAAAATTTTTTGGAAATATTGATAGTTTGAAAGTATATTTCTAATCTGATCGATCCATTTTTCGGGCTGATAATCATCCATAATAAAATAAGGATGCATTGTTAATGTAGCACCTACATTTTTGGAGGCTAGGACAAGGCAGCCACATTGGGCGGCCTCAACAGAGCTGATACTATAACTTTCAATATGGGAGGTAACGATTAATAGTTTGGATTTTGACAAAAATTGGCAAACTTGTTTCTGGTTCAAAAATCCTGGACAGGTTACCCAGGGCATATTGGTAAAATAATGTGATGATTCTGCACCTATGGCAAGACATGGCTCATTTTTAAATGAGCTAAAAATTTGGACTGCAAGATCAATATTTTTAACCTTACGAGAATATTTACTACAAATAAAAACTAATTGATAAATACGGTCCTTATCCGTATTTTTATCCTTTAGTGATGGATCCATCCGGAAAATTTCATGTAGATCGATAGGTGGCATTATTTTGCACATATATATGTGCTCGAATAGGTTTTTGATCAGATAAGTATTGGGAACAATATAGTCGGAGAGCACGATGGCCTCCTTTTCTAAAGGATTGACCAATGATAAATTGATCTGCCCATTAATTAGTTGTTCTACATTGATAACATTATTATTATTAATATAGGAGCAACCGGTTAGCATGTAATATATTTTGGCGGTCGGGAATATTTTTCTAGAAAAAATGGGAGCCAGATAATTAAAGGCTAGGATGATATAATTTTTGGACAAAATATGGGATAATTTTTCCTTCAAAAATAGATAGTCATCCATCCTAAACTTCTGTAGCTTACAAAGGGGTGCCGTCAAAACATTAGGAAAATTATCTGGGTTGGACAGTTTACCATCACGATGGGCCTGGTTGTCTATAAAAATACAAACGGAAGTATATCCCCTTTTGGTCAAGAAGTCATGTAGAAGGTATGCGACGGTTGCCGCACCACCATTGTACGGATAGGTTGTAGAAACAATCAGAAAATGGTTATATATCATTTAAGAATTAATCTATTAATTAATTCTTAAATTTTATCCGAATAAAACTGGACGGTTCGACGTATACCTTCGATAAGGTCCACCTTAGGATGATATCCTAAAATTTGGCTGATTTTACTAATATCTGCATAAGAATGTTTGACATCACCAGGACGCGGATACCGATATTTTCGTTCTACATAATCCCGTTTGACTATCTTTGATATACTATCCTTAATAATCTCAAAAAGTTGGTTGACCGTAGTAACCTGACCGGTACCTACATTAAATACTGATCCGGCAATCTGTGGATCCTTACTTATGATGGCCAAATAATTAGCCTGGACAACATTATCTATATATGTAAAGTCCCGCGATTGGTTCCCATCACCATAAATGACGGGGGATTCTCCGGCCATAATTTTTTGGATGAACTGGGGGATAACGGCCGCATAGATGCCTGACGGATTTTGCCGTGGTCCAAAAACATTAAAATATCTAAAGCCGATTGTGGTCATACTATAAAGTCGTGCAAAAGTAGAAGCATATAGATCGTTGGCCAACTTGGTCACAGCATAGGGGGAAAGTGGTTTGCCTATCCTATCTTCGATCCTGATAGGATCCTCATGGTCCCCATAAACCGCCGAACTGCTCGCATAAATGAATTTTTCCACGCCAGTCTCCCTAGCGGCTACCAACATATTTAAAAATCCGTCTACATTAACCCGGTGTACTGTATAGGGATCGTCCACCGATCGGGGGACCGAACCTAGGGCGGCCTGATGGCAGACTATATTGACACCATTACACATTTTCCGACAAGTTTCTAGGTCGGTAATATCCCCCCAAACAAACTGATAGTTTGGATATTTTTCCAACCCTTTAAGATTTTCCTTGGAACCGGTAGACAAATTATCCAGAATACGTAGTTCTGAAACTTCATTTTCCAAAAAAAAGTTTGCCAGATGTGACCCAATAAATCCTGCCCCACCGGTCAACAATATTTTAAACCCCTTCAAAGACATTATATTATAATGGACATATTATATTTTAATATTTAGAACGATTAAATTTTTCTACAAGAGCACCCTGCTTGTTTGCCTGTGCGACATCCGAATCCTCCGAAAGGTAGGCAAAAAGGAAAAGTAATACTATTACAATTATAATGAGAATCACAAAACTACCTAAATCGTTCATCTCTATATATTAGATTTATATTTTAATTTCCAAAACTAATTATACATGCTCAAATAGGCACGATCCAGATTATGCTCCTTACGCAGCTCCTGGATGGCCCGGAGAAAATCCTCCTCCCTTATCCTACCATATTTTGGATGATCAAGATTCTCATCATTGTGACCATCAGTATTATTGCCGTTATTTTTATGGTTATCACAATCTAAGGCCGCCATTCTTTCTAATGAATAAATGCAAGCATTTTGTACAACCTGCTCTATTTCGGCACCGGAAAAACCTTCCATAAGACTGATTATTTTGTCCACGTCTACCTTTTCCATGCGGTCCATCTCACGGATTTTTCGTGTATGGATTTCCCAAATTTCGTGCCGGCCCTGGCTGTCCGGAAGGTCTATTTTTATATGGATGCCCAACCTACCCGGCCGGATGGCCGCTTCGTCCAAAAGCTCCAGCCGGTTGGTCAGGCCGACGCAGAGTAGGTTATCATATTCTTCAAGACCATCAATTTCGGCCAAAAATTGGTTGACCACCGAATCTCTGACCGGATTGATCCTTTCACCCGTCCTTTTGCCCAGGAGAGCATCGATCTCATCGATGACCACCATGTAGAGTGGCGCCGAAACACCATATTCACGCCAGGCATCCTTGGCCGGTCGGAAAAGATTACGTACATTTTCCTCGGACTGGCCGACCCATTTGTTAAAAATTTCGGGTCCAGAAATAAGTCGGAACCTTTCACCCTGACAGCCAAATATTTTTCCCAGATTACGCGCAATGGTTGTCTTGCCAGAGCCAGGAGGACCATAAAGGATGACACCCTTCGGTTGTTTGAGCCCACACAATTTATACTCCTGCCGGAAGCGCCCCCGTGACAAATAGATCTTACGTACCAGCTCCTGGAGCTCCCGGCCAAGACCTCCCACATGTTGCGAGAGTTCCTCCAACGGTCTGACACCATTGTCCTGTGTTTCGACCACCAGACTATTTTCCCCCCGTGCTACACTAAAAATAATTAAAGTATCCTTTTCGATTGTGCCCAGGATCCCGCGTACATCTTGCTTTTCCTGGAAGGTCAGTTTGGTGACCTTTAAATGGTATTTTTGACCATGATATTCCAATACGATCCGGTGGTCCAGTGCGGTCTTCTGGACTTTTTCCCGTAAACGTTTTTCCAAACGTGTCGCAGGAATAATTTGTTGGCGCCTCCGGAGGTTCCGGGCACATTTAATCTGGAGTTCGATTTCCCGGATCCCAAAAGGTACATCATTAGTATAAAGGATAAACTTTCCAGGATCAATCTTTATTTCAGTTTGGGGGTCCCAAAAATAGGCATAATCTTTAGTATGTGGTCGAACCTCAACTATTTTGATCTTTACTTCTTGGCCCCCGGATAGAGGATAATATACTATTTGTCCCTCGACAAACTGTAGTCTCTGGCGTAGGTACATCTTTAATTTTTCCATGGGTATCAAATATTGGAATTCTTCTAGCTCCCCCGATGGTTTAAGGATGGAAAATCGCACCTTCTGGGCCGGTAATGTTCCCTGAACAACAGCCAGATCGGTAGTTTCTGAGATAATCGTGAGAACCCCCGGAGCCAGACGATATTTGGCACGATAATGGGACCTTTCCGGCTCCGTTAGTGAGATCCTATAGGTGATCTCATAATCCGCACACCGGTAACTATATATGGTTTCATGGGCAACCTCATCGCATAATTCTTGTCGAATCTTTTGTGAAAGTTCCTTTCGTCCTACTATACAAGGTCGAGATACATCACGGAAAAAATTTATCCGAGTGACATGGATATGGACCTTCTGGGGATCTATTTGATCGGAACGATCATAAATAAGCACTTCCCGAATATTATAGGAAAAATCTATCTGGGTTTTATGGTCCATCCTGCCCATAGATCCGCCAGGATCTATAATATTGTCCAGCTGGGCCGTCAATCGCACATTATTGTGCACGAACTGGAACCTTTGTCCCAGGGTCATCGGATGTCCTTCTAGGGTTTCGCGTAAAGTTTTGGCCAGGGAATCCCGATGAAATATCGGCCGGGATAACTGATCGCATTTAAGACGAAAGTATGCCCGGCGGACGATGGGAGGCTCGTCCTCATAGGCCTTGTACATTAGATGGCCATCATAGATAAAGGATTTAAGATCATCGTACTGTGCTATCGTTAGTCCGATGGACATGCACAATTCTGTGAGCACCTTCCGATAACGGTAAAGATAGTTTCCCAACCTAAGGTAGCGCCCTTCTATCCTACCATAAACGATGACATGTGGATCATCATCATTCCTAAGATAAACGGAGAGCAGACAAGGTTCTGCGCGTAGACGTTTTATACTGCCCCGATCCTCAGATATCTTGCGTTTCATTAATATATGGTTAAATATTTTAACCATATATTTTTACTCTTCCTCCTCCTCCTCAGGCTCCACATCGAGGGCCTCGGCCTCCTCACGTAGGTCTTCGGCCGCCTCCTGTTCCTCCTGGGTCAGGCTTTCGATGGGCGGGACCTCCATAGACTCCAGACTGGCGGCTATTTTCTTCTTGGTCAGGTCGACCAACATAGAAGATGCATTGAGCAAATAGACAAAACGCCGGTACTCGAGCATAGTCTGGTAGCGGTCCAGATTTTGAACCCGATAAAGGTAGCCAATTATGTCAACATAGGCCCGGGCCAGGTTGGAACGCTGCTTTTTGTCCCGGGTGGTGTCCAAAAGTGAGCTTAGTTTTCCCAAAAAATAATTTTGGACCAGACTACCCGTAAGGTCAATACGGTTGACCGTACCATAGTCAACCTCTTCGGGCAGTGTGACCTTTTCGGAAATCTGGGGACGGAGTTCCTGGCGTAGGATGTACCAATCGTCCATATTGAGGTCCAACGGTCCGATATCCCTATGTTTGGATATGAGGGCCTCGAGTTCCTGGGAATATTCTGGGATCTCCTCAGAGGTGGTCGAATAGTTCATCCTGGATAGGATCGAAATAAACCGGTCGATGGTCTGGCGTAGTCCTAGTAGATGTTCCCGGATCAGACCTTCAACAGTATAACCATGTGTACTCTGATATCGGCTTCTAAAACCCATCATCCAGTATTGTTCCCGGATGCTCGGGACTATCCTAAGATAACTGGCAGGTAGGTCCGCATAATAATCACGGTAACGTTCACGGTAGGCGAGCAATCGTAGTGTCACCGCATCATAGAATACCTCTGTTTGTGATTCGTCCTGATAAACATAAACATCCCGACCAAAATGTGCATCAGACTTTTGTAGTCGTATCTTTTGGGAATTCTCCTGTATAATGATGGGCTTCTCCAAAGGTGAACCATTGGTACCATACTCGATAACATAAATATTTTTCTGAACATTCACGGGTATTTTTTCCCAGGAGAGCAGAATACTAGGACCCAAAATTTCCTCCAGAATATTAAAAAATCGTATCTGGGACTCGTTCTGGAGAGTTCCCAAAATATTGGGCGGGGATGAAGGAACTATCTTCCATTTTTTGTACCGTTCTTGGAGCAGATTAAGTTGTCTTTTTTCCAGATTTTGGACCAGTTCGTCCAACTCTTCCCGGGAATATTTTTGACCCATTTTTTTTCCACAACGGCGACAAACATCACCCTCGAAATCATGGAGTTCCCCACTAGGACAACGTCGTTCTGCCAATTTGGCCAAAACATAATAATAATGTTTCCCAAAATAGTCATGGTTTTGGTCCAGGGACTCGCAGGAGACGAGCCGTTTATCCTCAAGATGCCAGCGGCGAAAACTACCATCAGGACAATTGGTCAACGAGGTGAAACCAGGAGAAATCTGATAAAATCTCTGGTTACGCAGATCATAGGATACCGATGGGACCTTTAAAATGCTCAAAAAAGTCCAGATCCCAGAAGTACCTACAGTTTGTCTTGCCCGTAAGGTTTTCTGAGTTATGGGAACTTTTCCCTGATACTTTTGGTGTGTTTTTTCTAACCGACTGATGATATCACGGTTGTTAAAAACATTGTTGAGGGCACCATAAAATTTGCCCACGGTCAGCTCATAAACATATTCTTTAGGATGTTGGGATGCACTCAGAATAATACTATTGATTAGACTTAATATGGAATGTATAAAAATTTTTTGACCTTTGGGATAGAACCAGATACGATATTTGTTAACCAAAAAATAGGAGAATACAAAAATTAGGTAGGCCAGTACCGGATAGTCCAACAGGGCAACACCTTGTGGATCGCCGAGACTTTTTCTAACGGACAATTTGCCCAAAAGCTTGTGGGCATACTTTTGATAGGTAAATACATTGGCAATTTTATCATAGTTCATTAATACTATTTGTATCCCATTAAGTTCTGTCATAAATATAATCACAAAATAGAGCAGCATATTATTAACCTTGAGACGGTTCAAGGCGGCCTTTTTTTCATCACCCTTGACAGATATGTCCAGCAGGGTATCATCGATCT